ACAAATCAATCACAAACTACTTGGATGGGTTTGATGATTATTACAAGAAAGAAGTATTGGGTGTGAAGTAAATATTTACACCCAAATATTTTTAATTAAAATTAAATTATGGAAAAAGAAATATTAAAAGAAACGGTAAGTAAAGATAAACCAGTACCGCAAAAGAAAAGAAATTACAAACCAAGAAAGAAAAAAGAAACTAAACAAGAAGAATTTACAGGTCTAGAAATGGAAATGATCCAAAGATCAGGTGAGATACACAGTATCATAAAACCAAATCAGGCAGGTTCCTACAAGGTTGGAAAAAGCTTTCACATTTTCTTTGAGAAAAAACCAAGTTCAGTACACAGATTCTTCACCAAATTATTTTTGGGTTGGAAATGGCAAGACCAAAAATAAAAAGAATTCATGTGAATCAACATCACATCAGATCTAATAAAACAAAAGGAACTGATCTACCTGTTATTACGATAAAGGAAGGTAAAACAAATACCTACTGTAATGAAGTTGAAATCTTAGGCCCAAGTAAAATCATATATGGTGGATCAGGTTGTGATGAAAAACCACTTTTGAGTTGTGGAGCAAGAGTGGTGATTGAAACTACAAGTGATATAAATATTATATCATAAAAAAACCCCGAGTGATCGGGGTTTTGTGTTTTACTTAAGTAAGTTGTAATACTCTTTAAAGTGTTTAATACGATCAGGTAACCCGATTGTTCCACCGTTCACTCTTTTTGTTACTGCAGTTACAGTTGCGTCATCTGCACCTTTATCGCAGATTGCCCATAATTTATTTGAGTCAAAGAAAAATGCGGCTGAAGCCAAAGGATATTTGGTTGCAACTAAATCAGGATTAGAAACACAGTCCTCACCAATAAATTTTGTAAAGTTAGTGTAGTTTGCTTTACCTGTTAATTGAATATAACCTCTTCCTCTAAACTTGAAACCTTCTTTAGATGCTTCATCACCGTTACCCATTCTTGATGCGTAAACACGAGCGGCAATCTTTTCAGGTTGACGAGCGTAAGACTCATTTAGATTACCAGGGAAATACTTACCAAAAATCTTTTTCAAACCATCCGCAGAGTAATTCAAGTTTTCACTAACCGCTTTGAAATTACCTGACTCATGACCACACTGTGATAAGAAGTGCGCTAATCTCAAATTATTTGTAATATTGAATTTTTTTGCGGTGTCAGGAATCTGAGCAAGAACCGCATCAGGAATGTGACCTTTTAATTTTTCAATATTTAATGGACCTCCTGATGGGATAACCACATCCTCTTTGATTACTTCTGTGGTAGGTACCGACTCACCAAATAGTTTTGCCCATGTGGTATCACCAACGATACCATCATCTTTTAAACCATTTGCTTTTTGCCAAGATTTAACCGCAGCTTCTGTTTTAGGTCCAAATTTTCCTATGGCTTCTACGCCTAATTTTTCTTGGAGTTTTTTTACATCAGCTCCTTCTGATCCAACTTTTAGTATCATAATTTTTGATTTTCCTATAAATAGTAAAATCTCCAACAAAGTAAAGTTTTTGTTGTAAAAAAATGAACAGTTAGTAATTTTTAAGATACTTATTAGAAAAAGAGAATTATGGGATACACAAGAGAACAGGTCGAGGTTGCCGTCAAAGCCAAAGGTTATGTTTACTTCGAAGACACAAACAACAAAGGGTTCGATGTAAACATTATTAGTATAAGAAACTCATCAACGGGACAAAAAGTCACGAATGTGTTTGACGACTTAATTACGTTAAGTTACAAAGATGAAACGGGTGTGTGGAAATATCACGAATGGCCAGCAACCACAGATCCAGGAAAAAAAGGTGTTATGGAATATCATAACGCTGCGGGTGTTGCTAGACTTGTTGAGGGACAATACAGAGGTTCACACTCTATTGGTCTTCATCAAGGTAAGTACGAAGCTCTTAAACAAGCAAAGAACGTAAAAGTTTATCGTGATGCAAATCGTGATATGACTTATGATGAGAGTAAAATTGCTGAAGGTGTGTTTGGTATTAATATTCACAAAGCAGGTGCTGACTCAACTTATGTTGAAAATTGGTCGGAAGGTTGTACTGTGTTTAAAAAAGCTGCGGACTTCGAAGAGTTTATGAAGATCTGTAGAAAGGCAAAAGACATTCACGGAAACTCTTTTACTTATACACTAATTGAAAGTTCAGATATTAAATAATGGAAATTGGGATTTACAAGATTGTTAATCAAATCAACGGTAATTTTTATGTGGGTTCATCTAAAAATATTAGAAGAAGGTGGAAAGAACATTTACAAAAATTAAAATCTAACAATCACCAAAATATTTTATTACAAAGATCTTGGAATAAGTATGGTGAAAATAATTTTAGATTTGAAATTATTGAAGAATGTAAGTTAGAACATTTAGTCGAAAAAGAAAATTTTTATCTAAATCAAAACCCTAAGTATAATATCGTAAAAATTGCTAAAGGGGGAGACACAATTTCAAACAATCCCAAAAGAGATTTAATAATTGAAAAAATTTCTAAAAGTAGTTCAGGTGTTAATAACCCTAATTATGGAGGAAAATTCAAAAATGACGATTGGTTAGAAAAACAAAAATTGTCAAATAGTAAGGTTAACTTGAGGATCATTGACACAATTAATGGGGATGAATACGAATTCTTGAATTCTAAAGATGCAGCAAAATTCTTTAATTGTTCTGCAAGCGCCATACGAGAAAATAAAAAAAACAATTGGAAACTAAAAGGTAGATTTCTGATTACAAATAAAAATTAAAACTTAAAAACTAGTAAAATGAAACAACTAAAAGGTCTATTATTCGGACTTTTATTTTTATTACCGTTTATCGGTAAAGCACAGGTACCGGCAGCACCATCCAACGGATTGTGGGGAATTATTGCATCTCAATATCAAGTTGGGACAACAGCACAAGGCACAACAGATGCGAAGATTACATTACAAAACACAACCCTTACAAAATTTGCAGGGGTTCAGTTTAGAGTATTCTACGATAATGTAGCGTTTACAAATGCAACCGTATCTCTTATCGGATCATCAACAAACTTAGACCTTCAGTTTATCACCAACACAACAAATGGTTACATTACCATTACTTTGGTTTATACAGGTCCAAGTGCGACTTATACGATTCCAAATGGTGAGAGATTTTTAATTACCTTTACTCACGCACCAGCGGCAACATTTAATAACTTGGTGTCTATTTCCAACTTAACTTGGACAGGACCTCAGTCTTTTACACCGTATGCCGCTAAACAAGATGGTATGGATACCACATTAAGTGTTCATAACTATGGTGGTGTGTTTACTCCTGTGAACTTTGCTTATCATGGAACGTTCACAAACGTTACAGGTTCTCCTGCCAAATATCTTAACTTAGCATTACAAAGAAGACCATTTGGTGGAAACACTTGGACACAACATTCTGCTTATGTCACTGACATCAACGGAGACTTCAACATCTCAGTTCCATTGGACACAACATATTGGGATGTAAGATTGGCAATTCAAGGAGATACAATGGGTGTAGGTAATATTATTTCATCAACAGACGCTCAACAAATCAATCAGTGGGTTCTTGGAAACGGAACTATGACTGGATTTGATTACTACACAGCAGATGTGAATGGTTCTAATAGTACAACTATATCCGATGTATGGGGTGTGTTTGGTAGAATCTCAGGAAGATTTAACGTATGGCCTAACAACACAAAAGATGTTAAGTTCTTTACTGTATCTGAATATACAACAATCAACGGATCCGCAACTAACTATACATCAACAATTGCGGGTGTAACAAACTTTACATTTGATATCTTACCGGGTCAACCTGACTCTGTGGTTTATTATGTGATGGTTCCTGGTGATGCTAACGGTACAGGTTACAACATGGCTCGTGTTACTCCGATTGAAGTATTGGTTGGACCAATGCCAGGTTTAGAGTCACAAATCTATAATGTAATCGATACTAAAGTTGAGTATGATTTTCCAACATCAACAATCGAAGTAAATGTACCTAACATTTCTGTAGAAGCTGGAAATTTAGTTGAGTTACCCGTTAAAGTTTTTACAAATGGGAATGAGTTATCATCACTTCAGTTTGGTTTGAAATACAATACAGACCTATTGGAATTCAAAGGGGTTAACTCAACATCAAATGCCATGCAATGGATCACATATATAAATCCAAATGATGGTCAAGTTGATTGGGGTGGATTTGATCCTACAAATAATGAACAACCATTAGTAGATGGTGATGAGGTTGTGACTTTACAATTTATTGCAAAACAACCACAGAATCTATGGGAAGAAAGTCCTCTTTATACTTCTTTGAAGTTTGCAGGAACAACTCAATCTGAAGATTTAACAATCACACCAACAAATGGAATCCTTCAAGTATTAAAAAGTAATATGGGTGAGGTAATCGGAAATACAATTTCTGTAGTTCCTAATCCTGTTATTGATGAAGTAACAATTTCATTTGAAGTAAAAGAAACAACAAATGCAAACCTATCAATTTCAGATGTTGTTGGAAGAAAGTTAATTACGATCTTGGATAGTCAATTACCAAATGGAGAGTACAACTATGTTGAGAACTTAGGAAGTTTAGATAGAGGTCTTTACTTAGTTACATTAACTATGGAAAACGGAGAAACAAAAGTTTCAAAAATTGTAAAACAATAAACACAAAATAAACAAAAACAAAAATGTCAGAAGAAACACAAGACACAAATGATGGAACATGGTCAGGATTAAAGAAGACCATCATCGGAACACTAACAACAGTAATTGCTGGTGGTGGAACATGGTTAGGTGTAATGTTATATGGTGGCGGTGAAGAAGAACCAAAAGAAGAAACAAAAACGGAACAGACTGGAGGTCAAGCACCAATCACAATAAACGTACAACAAAATCAAGAAAATAAACAAAAAACTGAGAACAATAATGGTGGTGGTGTAATTCGTGAAAGAATTATCGAAAAACCTGCGGCTCAACAACCAGCTCAACCTCAACCTAAAAAAGAGGAAGAGTCTTGGTAATAAACAATAAATAAAAAAATAAAATGACACAAAAGAAAACAAAAAAATCATTCTTATTAAGAATGTTTATGGATCACAACGACATCAACGAAAAATCAATTGTAGGTTTTGGATCATTTTTAATGATGGTAATTTGTTTAGGTGTGGATATCTACACTGGATTTCACGGACAAAAAATGCCAATCAATCAATTCATCTATGATGGTTTCTTGTGGATCACTTTAGGTTCATTTGGAATCGCTTCTGTCGACAAATACTTTGCCGGTAAAAACAAAGATAACAACGAAGAAGAAGTAGAAGGATAATGAAAAATCTACTTTACATATTACCATTCTTTTTGATTGGATGTAAAACAGTACAAGCCCAACCCCCTCAAAACGGAGGGGGTATTGGATCTGTTAAGACAGAACAATATGTTGCTGATTTTGAAAAGAAACAATCAATAGACTCGGTTGCTGACTACGATGGATCAATTCAAGTTCCAATCCAATTATTAAAGATTGGTATTAACGAAGAACTTTACGAATTATATCCTGAGTTAAAAGATAAAAGAGTAGGTCTTGGTGTAACAAATATTGTAATTGAATATTTGGAATATACCAACAGATTTATTTTCACTGAAGAAAAGGAAGAGATCAAACAAAGAATGATTGCTCAAGACAAGGCATCAGACAAGGGAGTATCTTCAAACAAAATCGAAGTGAAAGGTAATGTTGTATTAGCTAAGTACTTTGTTTATATTGAGGTATATGATTTTTCAGTATCAGAAGACGAAGTTGTAAAAGTTAATGGACAACAAACCGTAAATCAAACTACAAGATTAGGTCTTCAGATCAAATTTGTAGATGCTGAAACAAGTCAAGTTATCGTAGGATCAGGACTTGGAGAAGCGGTAACAATTAAAACAACATCAATCTTGGGTGATATCTCAGATGATGTTAAATTCAATCAATCAACTGTAGGTATATCTACAAAAAAAGCTTTAGAGACAGCTTCATCAAGAGTTGTAACTAGACTTATATCAAAAGGTGTATTTCCGAAGTGAGAGTAAACATTTTCATATCTTTGTTGTTCGTCTTATTTAGTTTTTTAAATCTAAATGCACAGACTTATAACTATTCTTACACCGATCCTTGTACAGGAAATGTAAAAAATATCATAGTCCCCATCAATGGCTCAGTCACGGTGGGGTATTATGGTTTTGTCGAGAACTTTACTCAACAACAATTTACCGATGGAACTTTTGAAACTTGGGCTAACCAAGTTTTTTCGCAATATCAAGGATCACCATGTGCCGAAATAGTTGGACTTGGTGGTCAAATAAACATGGCTCAAGATGTGGCATTAAACACGATAGGTATTATCAACTCACTATCGTCTTTAATGGATCTATCAAAC